GTTCCCGTGTAGGCACGGAAAACAACCCAATCCCCTTCTTGACAGTAGGGCCCCGCTGGGAAGCGGTCGGCGTCTGCATAGCAGTCGTGTCCCATTGCAAGAACCTGACCAACAATGCTCGCCGTTTCCTCCTTGGACTTGAGGCTATCGGGAAGCAAGATGCCGCCCTTTGTCTTTTCCTCTACATCCGGTACTGCGATAAGGATCCTATAGCCCTTCGGCTCAGGAAGCTTATCCAAAATGTCTTTCGACAGTTTGGCTTCTGTGTACATGCGTATTCCTACGTTGTGCGCCGATTGGCGAGATGCACCGTTGATGGTGTAAGGCTATGATAACGCGAAGAATACACATATCCAAAATTAGTCTTCTTCGGCACTCGCGTGTTGGAGGTCAATAATCTCACGCTCAACCAAAGCAAGACCGTGTACGATGCCAGTAACATACCTATAGTGTGCGAAATCAGTTGCAATGCCCCCGGCCAGATCATCTGCATACTCATTGAGATACTTACGGATTTTCTGTTTAATCACATCAAGTTCGGTCAAGATACTCGCTTCCTGAAGGGTTCAATTACGGGCTGATTCCGCTGGTCGATAAGCTTTGCGGCTTCAATCTCCAACTTGTTTTCCTTGTAGAGGGCATCGGTTTCGGCAACCAATTCCTTCACCTTGACGGCATCACGCTTGATGGCAAGTTCCTCACGCTGCATAACGGTGAGCGGATCATTCGGATCCTGCTTGGCGAGTTCCTGCTCAGCGTTATGCTGCTGGAGGAGCCTGTCTGCCGCAACTGCCGCAAGCTTGGCAATGTCGTTCTCAACGTCAGGCGGAAGCTGCTGACCCATCTGGGGCAGACTCACGCCCAGCTTGAGTTCGATCTGGCGACGATAAGAGTAGGCGAAGTGTTCGGCCAAGTGGCTCTGAATCGCCCCGATAAACTGCTGCGCATTTGGATTTTGCGAAACAAACTGCTGGTAGATCGGATCCTGCATAAACGCCGTATGCACCTTAATGTGGGAATCATGATCCTGCTCCGGAAACACCTGAACGGCCTTACCGGACATAACGTGCATGTTTTCGGTGACGGGGTCTGTGGAGACGGCCTGATCCTTCGGCGGAAGAATCAAATCAATATTCGGCACGTTTAAAGCATGCAGCATCTGCTTGTGCAGCACTTCAACGTTGTACATGCCTTCCGGGGCGTTCTGAGAAAGCTGGATGGCAGCCTGATACTGCATCACCTTCTGCGCCATAGTGGAGGCATTTGGGTCGGAGACGGGGATGATGTCAACGCGACCATCGAAGTCAGCCTGACGGCTATAGGGGTTTGTGTCGGCATCGGAGACGGCGTATTCATATTCAGGCGGCATATACTCGCGAATAACATCCGCGATAAGCTGGAACTCACGGCTCAGAGACTGATGCACACGGGCTTGAACCGCACTCATCACCTTCATAGAACGCTCTAGGAGGGCAAGGGTTGTGCCGACAGGTGCTTCGGGGTTTGAATTCCCGACATCCATCTCAGCGATGGAGCCAATCCGGCGTCCTTCATCAACGAGGTTGCCGAGCAATTGGTACAAGACACTCGACGGCTCTTTGTAGGGCAGGAAGGTGATGGAGTCGCGGATAGAGCCAGACGCCACATCCACATCGCGGAACTCACCCGGCATAATGGGATTGTCATCACCCTTGATGCGGAGCCCACGGGCTTTCAAACCGCCCGGGAGATTCGACAGCGTACCAGCATCAACAAGCTGACGGAGGATGGATGTGGCCGACTTGGCAATGCCGCCAATGAGATGGATCAGGCCAGTGCCATAAAATCCAAGCCCCGGAAGATATTGATAATGGACAAAATACTGACGCTTGGTAAAGGTGGGGTCATCCTCCTTCCAGTTGCGGCGGATAGCCAGCACCTCACGGCTCGACTTCTCAATCGTGACAACGTAGGGCAGTTCAAGGCCGTCTTCGTCTTCAAAGCCCGGAAGGTCAAGATCGACGCACATCTCAAGGATTGCGTGTCTCGGATCATCCGTAACAGAGGGGGTCTCGCCCTTTACCTTATCGTACTTTTTCTGTAGCGATGAGTAGTCTGGGGTTGGTTCCGGAATATCAATATCCCGGTAAAAACCACTCACCTGCAATTTCCGAAGTTCATTCGGGTACATGCGCGTCACATGGGTGTAACGCGGGCAAGCGGCGAGATCTGTTGTGCCGTAGGCAACGACGAAGTCTTCCGCAGGCACAAACACGGCTGCGGGGATCATGTTGACCGTGTCGTAGTAAACTTTACGGAATGCGGAGCCAGCCAAGGGAAGGCGGAATAGAAGCTGTTCTGTCTCGGAGCGATAGTCACGCATCTTTTCCGTGACCATGTAGTTCATTTCCTGCTTAACGCGCTGGGCCTGCTTCAGAACTTCTTCATCAGCCTTGCCAACAATCTTCGTTTCGACAGGTCCGGAGGAGGGAAACACCTCCATGATGGTCTGGGCTTGGAAGCGGATAACGGCCTCAGTGAGGACGGGATGGAACACGCCACAGGCACCGGGCCACGGGGTTGTGCGTTCGTCAATCTTCAACCCAAGAAGGTCAAGGCCCTGAATATACGCCTTTTCCCACTCTGCTCGGGTGTTGAGGTCATTGTCAAAATCGGAAATAAGATCTGCCGCGATGGATGAAAGATCGCCGTCATCCATGTATTCCGCCAAATTGTCAAAATGCTCAGGCGCAGCGCCTTCTTCATCGGCGGTTTCTCCGAAATCAACCGTAACGCCACCCTCATCGTCTGGGGTCACGGTGGGGCCAAGATCCTCACCGGGCACTTCCACATTGATCGGGGGTGTTTCCGGAGATACGGGGATGTAGGGTTCCATGAATCAGCTTTCTTAATTTGGCTTATTATATCAATAAAACGGCTCTTTACGGAATTTGGGGGTAGGGATCTCATCATTTTCGTCGGTGGGGATCATAAATCCACCCTGCCTGAACCGCATCAAAGCCATCGTGACGGCGTCAACGTAGTCATCGTGGTCTCCAGACGGGAACGCCGCGCACTCCTCCACCACCTCTTCAGCAAACCGTTCGTCCGGGGCCCAAACCACCCCAGACGCGAAGATATCAGTGATGGCGTTTACACGCACGATCTTGTCGCCAGTTGCTCTAGTCGGCGTAAACTCCTGCACCGGGATCCCGGCATTACGTAGTTCTGCGATTAGAGGCGCACCTGAAGCCTTCTTCTCCACAATGAACATATCAGGCTGCCACTCTTTATGATACTGGACGGTGGCGGCCTTTAATTCCGGGAACTCCATCTTGTCCTTCCAAGCGTCCAGAAGGATAAGGTTGGGGATGAGTTTCCCCGTTGGATCCGGGTTGTTGAAGACCCCGAAAGTGACGCACGCCGAATAGTCGGAGCGTTCAGTTTTGGAGAATGCGGTGTCCATAGCAATAATGACGGCTTCGCACACCGGGGCCTTCTCAGCCTCCCACACATTCCACCAATCTCTCTTGATCAGCGCGCCCTCTTCAGCAGTTGGATCCTGCTGATATTGTGCCGACCATTTGGAGATCGGAAGTTCGATCTTCAGCCGCTGAAGTTCGTCAATAGACCAGAACTCAGGCCAAAGAGGGTCACCAGACGGCATAATAGCGGGAAGTTCAATGACCTCCCAATCGGAAGATCCTTCATTCCTTGCGGATGCGCCGATGATCTGCCCCGTAAGGTCTCGCTTCGCCCAGCGGGTCATAACAATCACAATTGCGCCACCCGGCTGCAAACGCTGCCGTGGCCCCGAAGAATACCACTCAAACACCTTGTCATACACAGAGCCGTCGAACTGCCCAACCATAGCCTCCTGTTCGGAGTGCGGATCGTCGATGATCAACAAGTCGGCACCCTTACCCGTCACAGCGCCGCCCACGCCGATAGCGAAGTATTCCCCGCCCTTATTGGTGGACCAGCGTCCAGCGGCCTTAGAATCGGACTGAAGCCCTATTCCGGGGAACACCTTCTGATAGTCGGGACTTCCAACTAGGTTCCTCACTTTACGACCAAAGCCCACAGCCAGTTCGGCAGTATGGGCGGTCTGAATCACCTTCTTTCCGGGGTTTCTTCCGAGAAACCATGCTGGCAGGAGGTATGAGGCGAATTCAGATTTTGTGTGCCGAGGAGGCATGTTGATGATCAGGCGCTTGAGGGTGCCGTTGGCAACTCGCTCAAAAGCATCGCCCATGATCTTGTGATGGCGACCGTCGATAAACCCGGGCCACATCTCTTTCACAAAGGGGAGGTAATGATCCCGGGAAGCCTCTACTCGCTTCGCCTCATCTAAAGCACGAAGAAGCCGGAGGATTTCCGGCTTCTCTGCTTCGGGGATCTTATCAATTATTTCTGAGTAGTTCATCCACTCATTATATGGTGCCCGCTGAGAGAATCGAACTCCCAACTGCTGATTACAAAACAGCCGTTATACCACTTAACTAAGCGGGCTATTGTTATTCGTGGATAATGTCATCCGGGGCCGGAATACACACGGCGAATCTCAGGGATGTGCTTGGTGGCGCATCCAATATAATCCTTACGGCCTCCTCGCAGCGCGCCTGCTCTTTATAAGAGCCGGGGATTTGCTCAAGAAAACATCCAACCCCGCAAAGACCAGCCAAAAGAACCCACATCACAGCATCCCCAACAGTCTCTCTACCTCAACCAACTTTGCGTAGTCCTGATTCTTTTGAAACATTGCCCGCCCGTGAATGATGGTTGAGTGGTTCTTGCCCAACATCTCGCCAACATCTGATGTTTTGAGGCTTGGGTAGTATCTAAAGATGGCCCAGTAGAGGTGGCGTTTGGCGTGTTTAAACTTAAAGCTTGTAGAGCGCCCAAAGAGATCATCAACTGAGATCTCATATGCGGTCGCAATGGCGTTCATCACGGGCTCAAGGATCTTCTGATTTTCCCTAAGAGGTATTGTCTGAGCCTTCGCCTTCTTCTCAAACCTCACGGAATCCTTGTTTTGGGTGGTTACCTGAGTGGCACCCTTCGAAAACTTCCTTTGGGCATGCCGAATCGCCACCTCATCTCTGCATCGAGCAGTTTCCTCTTGTATCACGGTGTGTTCCCAGAAGAACTTTCCATTCAACTGCTCAGATATCAACTCTTCAGGGCTTTTCATTCTTCACCTTCTTGTTTTTCTTGGCTTTCTTCTCCTGAATCATCCGCGAAACATCAATAAATGTGCCGAGAGAACCCTGAAATGCGTAGTTCCCATAATGGGAAGTGACTGCCCACGGGAAAAGCCACACATCGCCACCAATTTCACGCCACTTATGGCAGAAATAGTAGTCTTCCGACAAATACCTCTTGTCCACAATCCCCGTCTTGAAGAATGCAAACATCTCGCGTTCTAATCCAAGCGAAAGATCCTTGGATTCGTCGGAAATATAAGAGCATTCGGGGAATGCCTCCTTCATCTTCTGAAAGACGCCCCTCTTAATCAGCATAAGCCCCGTGCCAGCCTCGCCCACCTTAAGGATTTGCGTGAATTCAGTGCTTTGCTCAAGGGAGGTGAAGACGTACTCGCCAACAAGCTTCTCAAGGGTGGGGATGTCTTCGATCCCGTTCTTGATTGCCCCAATAATCATCGGCCAACTGATGTGTTTCTTAGGATACGGGGCGCAAATAACGTCCTTGTCATAATAGAGCATGGCAAGGATGTCTTCTGGGCGGAATTTAATGTCGGCGTCGATGAAGAGCATGTAGTCTGCATCGCTTTTGGTTAGGAATTGACCCACCAAGCCATTCCGACCCCGGTCGATCAGGCTTTCGTTCATCGTAAAGGCGTGTTCAAACCCAATCCCGAACCTGAAGCATTCAGCCTGAAGTCGGAGAAGGCTCGAAATATACATTGTGTTGCCAAGCCCGCCATACATCGGGGTTGCAACCATGATTCTCTTTCCCTTTAGGTGCTTTACATCAATAAGGATCTC